CGAAGAAGTGACACTCAGATGTGTTACTTAATTTGTGCGACTTACCTACGTCACAGGTTACCCATGACCCTCTTGATGTCATATCTGCTCCTTAACGGAGAGACATCGATCAGAGGCGGGAATTAGCCTTCATATTGTTTTTCAAATATGGAGTAGGAGTCACTTGTTGGAACAAAATTTTAGAACCATTAGTGACTATCCTCATAAGGATAGAATATAAGAAAACCACGATTGTGGTTCCACATATTCAATACCTACTGCTGATAGAAGAGTGTGAGCGACACTGTTGGAGAATATCGTTGTTAGCGTTGGAAATACAACCAACACGAACAAATCTGGATTATATATAACTAATCCCGATATTACAACCAGTGCAAATGCTCCTCCCATAATCACCCATTCACCTAAGTACCAAATTAATGGTATAACGGCGAAAGGAGATGTTAGGAATACTCTTCTCAAAGATCTCAATCCAAGAGATCTTGGCAGATATTTAAGGATAGGTTTCGCTATAAGAAGTACAGATAATAGAGATGATTCTCTCATTCTTATTTCTTTATTTTCTAAAGCTGACTTCGTAGTCAGGTGACTCACTAGTTTGCTTACGGCTTGACTTCATACTTTCCAGTATCCTACAAATTTCGGATCAACACCAAATCTGGCTTTCGCCGAATCTGTGTTCATCATCCCTAACAAAGTAGTTGATTCACTTGAAAATTTTAGATATTCTCTGAAAACTTCCAATGGATCAACTAATGCTCTGTAAGAAGGAGCATATAGGGCATCGAAATATTCTAGGTACCAAGTATGAAGGTTAGCAAGTCTATCCTCGATTTTAGGCCAAAGGTGATTTTGGTAAGAAGCTTCTCTGTTCTGCATGAAGGCTTTAGGCGAATTATCTATAAAGTTTTTAGCTTTAAGAAGATCCGCTTTGGCCCATTTACAGAACATTAAAATGATATCGGATCCATGAACTGGATTCCAAGACCATTTTGTTAAAGAAGTTCTACCAAAAAGTTCACCTATATCCTCAAAGTTGCTTGGAATTAAATGAGAAATAATAGTATTTCTCACGGTCATATTTAGTTTATGGAAAGGTTTATTAAGACCTCCTAAAACTTTATAACCGAATCCAGCAATTTTAAGGACTTGGGCTAATTTGATATTGTGATGGAAACCAAAATGAACTAGGTTAGGAACAGCTGTTAAAGCTGCTAATAGATCTTTTACCGTAATTGGTGAAATATCTACTCCTTTATACCATGTTCTTTTGGCAAATTCTAAAGCTAATGCTCTAGGAGATACAAGGGATTTATGTAATCCACATTGTACCCCAATAGCATTAATTATAGCTAAATAACTTTTAGCTACTTTAGAATTTCCAATTACAATATCATCTCCAAGGATAGCGTAAGCAGTAAAGGGTTTTCCTTTCGGAACAACCCCCGCATCCCAAGCGGCACACATAACAATAAAATGATGAGTTAAAGCAAGTAGAGCCCAGGAGCTATACGCTCCCATGGGCTGTCCAACTGCATACGTCAATAGACTTTTATCTTCTGGGTTTAAGTACTGTCTTCCGACAAGTACATTAGCCCAAGCTTTACCAAATTCTCCAGTTGAATCAAATAAATGATTAACTAGATCAATTTGCAAAGAAAGAGGAAGTCTATCAGTAGCAGAGGACAAATCCAATGAATACAAGGATTTCCAACCTTTTGAAGCCAGTAATGGTTTCGTTTGGTTGAAAGTTCCATCCATAGGCATTTTTGAAAGTATATTATCAAAAATGTATCTATGAATTGGGTATAAAGCCCATTGTGTTATTGGATCTACCATTGCAAAAACTCTCATTTTTCCA